TATTTGCGCCAAAGTTTAATTCCCTTGCAACTCCCATTCTAACGTTGTCATCTAAAACTTCAAGTCCACCAACAAGTGCAGTTACGTTGGTAAGTTGTGAACCATCTCCAACAAATTGAGTTGCAGTAACTACTCCAGTAGATCTAATATTTCTTACTTCTAAATGTTCTGTAGTGGTAATACCTGTATTTAGAATGCTACTAACAGTAATTCTTGGAGATCCTGTTAGATTTCTTGCAAGTGAAGAGATTCCTGCAGTACTTGCATAACTTATAAGATTAAATCCATCTCCAATTGTATTGTATATTTCTAAAAAGTTACTATTAATTTTACCCATTGCAACTCTCAATGGATCTCCCTGACCATCATTAGGATTGTTACCAGTGTTGATCCCAAGTCTAGACATTAATTTTCCTCAGTCTTTCCCTATTTTTATATTTATTGATGCTTATAACTATTAATAGAATGATTTCAAATCATGCAATTTAATTTTCAATTTGGTAAAAAGAAACCAGACAAGAAACAAGTCATTATAGTTGGAGTTGTAATATCGACTATCATCGCAACACTTTCTCAGTGTACGGGAGTTTCTGAGAATGGACTTTGGGACTTATTGGATGAACTTCAGAGAAAGTATTTTCCACAAACTATTCTTAATGATATTATACTTCAAGATCCAGACAAAGTAAATCGTAGAGTTGGTAGAGATGTTGATAAGGCTATACGAGATGTGGAAAAAGAATATGACCGTATTATTGCAGAGTCTGATAAAAAATATAAACCAATATACATTGAAGAAAAGAATGATGAATCCATATGTTACTCTGAGAATTGTAAAAAACTTGCACCACCAATCAGAATGTGCTCTCCGGTTTTTGAGGGAACGGATTGTTCCCAGAAACTTGGAGATAAATAAATAGAATTATAAACGTACTTTTATAGTAGACAAATGAGAGCAGAAGAAGTCCACGGTCTCATGGAGGCCTATTCAAAGGTTTATGATAGTGTTACTAGTGAACATTTAATAGAAGAATCTTATATTGACGAAACTTGGGGAACTGACCCTAAAAAATATAAACCCAGTGAACAGGATAAAGCAGTTTCTAGATTTGCTTCCTCTATCCCAAAAGCACTAGGATTTGGTAGTAAACCAGATAGAAAGGGACAAGTTTATGCTGGGCCTGGTGCTGGATGGGTTAATAAACCTGCTGATAAACCTTCTGCACCAGCAGCTAAACCTGCTGCACCAGCAGCTCCTGCCGCTAGACCTGCTGCAACTCCTGCCGCTAGACCTGCTGCAACTCCTGCCGCTAGACCTGCTGCAACTACTACTCCAAAACCTGCTGCAACTTCTGCCGCTAAACCTGCTGCACCAGCAGCTCCTGCTGCTAAACCCATGTCGGCAATGGATCAGTGGGCAAAAGCAAATCCAAAACTTGCTCAAGCACAAAAAATTAGACAACAAGGTGGTTCAAGAGCGGAAGTTAATAAAGCTCTTTATAATAAAGGAACTGCCGCCGCTGAAAAAACCCCTACAGTAGTAAAGGCTGGTGTAGACATCTTTGATCTCGTCAAAGGATACCTTCTAGATGAGGGTTATGCGGACTCTGAAGACGCTGCAATGGTCATCATGGTCAACATGAGTGAAGAATGGAAAGAGTCCATTCTAGAGTCTTATGGCGTTGAGCTTGGTGAAGGTTGATAAACCTCTTATAGTTTAAAGAGTCCGCTTGACGGACTCTTTTTTTATGTCTAAATAAATTTTAGTGATACAAAACCTTTCTAATGATTAGAAAACTTTGGAATCTTATTTCTAATTGGAAAAAAGAAAAAGATTTTAATAAAAGACTTAAAAAACTCCAAAAAAGAGATCCGTTCATATACAAATGATAACCTGGGGAATATCTTCTGAAAGTCACAATGCTGCACTCTCAGTATTCATCAATGATACGTTAGTTTTTGCCAGTGAAAGTGAGAGGTTTAGTGGTGTTAAGAATGATCCCCAATTAAATGATGGTATAATTCAATATGCATTGAAGTTTGGAAAACCAGAACTGGTCTGTTGGTATGAGAACCCGTATAAGAAAACTCTTAGACAACTTCTTGCAGGTCAAGGATGGATTCAAAACGTCAAGAAGTATGTTGATGCTCCAATCAAGTATTATGATCACCATTATACTCATGCTTGTGCTGGTTATTTCACCAGCAAGTTTGATGAATGTTGTGTGGTGGTTATTGACGCTATAGGGGAATTCCAAACACTTACTATTTGGGAATCGAAAGGTAATAAACTAAAACTTAAATTTCAACGAAGATATCCGCACAGTGTCGGACTTTGGTATTCTGCAATGACCCAAAGGTGTGGACTAAAACCAAATGAAGAAGAATATATTCTCATGGGCATGTCTGCTTATGGAGATAAGAGAACTTATGAAGATGATATCTATGATGATTTTATAGGATGGAGAACATCAACATTTAATAAGAACTTACATAAAGGATGTAAAGATTGGAGACCAGATATAAAAAATAAGTTTGATATCGCTGCTGCAACTCAAGGTATCTACGAAACAATCTTTAGAGACATTTTACAGACCGCATCTAGTATTGTTGATAGTAGGAACTTAGTCTTGATGGGTGGATGTGCATTGAACTGTGTTGCAAATCCTATTGCATATTACTACTTTGATGATGTGTGGATTATGCCTGCACCAGGAGACAATGGATCTGCTATTGGTGCTGTACTTGCACATAAAAAGAAACATATTGATTGGCATGGTCCATATCTTGGGTATCACATAAAATCAGTCGCATCAAATAGGGAGATTGTTAATCACTTGATGGATCATGGTCTTTGTGGAGTTGCAAGAGGTCGTGCAGAGTTTGGTCCTAGGGCATTAGGTAATCGTAGTTTACTTGCTGACCCCAGAGACCCTCAGATCAAATCAATGGTCAATGATATAAAACAGAGACAACAGTTCAGACCATTTGCTCCTGTGATTATGGAAGAGTATGTGCATGATTACTTTAGGATGCCTACAAGTTCTTCACCATATATGCAGTACGCAGTGAAATGTAGATACTCTAGAAAGTTTCCAGCAATCGTTCATATGGATAGGACCAGTAGAGTTCAAACTGTTAATAGACAACAGAATGCAGAACTCTATGATCTTTTAAAATTGTGGAATGAGAAAACTGGTTGTCCTATGTTATTGAATACTAGTTTGAATATTAAAGGAAAACCAATGGTAAATGATGAAAAAGATTGTAAAGAATGGGAAGAAACTTATGGAGTTAAGGTGTTTTCATGAAAAGAATATTACTTGCTTTTGGTGATAGTCATACAGGAGGTGCTGAAATAGATGAACAGTATTCAGCTGAGTGTCATGATAGGGCTTATCCTGCACACATAGCTAAACATTATGGGTTTGATTATGAAAACTATTCTGCTTGTGGTGGTAGTAATGATTGGATGATCAGACAATTTATGATAAGAATTCAAAATGCTTTGATGAAAAATCAAGAAGTTTTTGTTCTTTGTAATTTTTGTGAGGCTTCAAGAACTTATATTAAATTGCCAGGAAAACTTCATCATTGTACTTCTTCCCACTTATTACAAGACAAAAATACTAAAAAAGAATTATTAATTAATTCCGACTTTATTGGACCTTATAAAAATTATATAGAAACAAACTCCGACAAATTTTTAAATTTTAAATCTTTGTCTCAAATTTTTACAATACAATCAATATGTGATCAATACAGTATACCATATGTTTTTCATACAAGCACTCATTGGTATGAAGGAAATTGGAAACTAATTAATAAAAAAAATTATTTTGGTCATCATGATACCGAAAGAGTAATTTATAACCAAGAAGAATCTTTTAAAAGTTATGCAAATTATTCTTATTGGGGAATAGCCACTCATCATCCTGATTGGAAAAATTTAAGATATGATTCAAGATGGTCCATGCACTATCCAGAAGAATATCATAAGTTCTGGGCTGAACTATTAATTAAATTCATTGATGAACAAGGAATACTTGACATGGCCCTTTGATTTGTAATAAAATAACTCTGTCAGGGTTCAAGGGATAAATAAGGCTCATATAATTTTAAGATCTTTATGAGCTATGAAAACCCTTGGATCTACAATGGAGAGGTTTTTGAGTCTGATCATATTCAAGATCACTTTGGTTTTGTTTATCGTATTGACTGTCTTGAAAATAATCGTAGCTATCTCGGTAGAAAATATTTCTGGAGTTTCCGCAAAGAGAAAGGAAAATCTAGAAGAACTAAAAAGGAGTCCGATTGGAAAAAGTATTATGGATCTTGTCCAGAACTTAAAGAAGATATAAAAAAATTAGGGAAAGATAAGTTTCGAAGATTCATAATTTCTCTTCATGATTCTGTAGGTAAAACCAATTATGAAGAGACTCGTCAGTTATTTGTAAATAATGTTCTGATAGAATCTTTAGATCATAACATTCCAAAGTATTATAATTCAAATATTCTTGGCAGATATTACAGGAAAGATTATTTTGAAAAAGGTCTTGACAAACTCTGAACCTGCTGGTAGTATAAGAGGGTTCTTGGTCGTTAAGGATTACTTTCATGGAAAACCAACTGACTAATGTTGATCTAAAAGATAGTATTATTGACCGCATTCATTACCTTGCAGAACTTGGGGATTATCTCAATGCCTGTGCGGTTTATGAAGAGTTTCGGGAAACGATTCAAGACGCAAATAAGTGATTATTTGTAACAAAACTAAATAATCACTTATAATGATCTTCGTCATGAGATTTTGAAGTGACATTAGAGCCGTGGAAAGTGCCCTCCGAGAGGCTGGGTATACCCCCTTTCTATACGGATGTAGAGTTCAATTAAAATTAATGCAACAATTCTTTACTGTAGCCCTGCCCCTTCTGGCATCGGTTACAACCAATACGACACTACTGCCAGTGTTTCCTCCATTGACAGCGCCACCAGCGCCATTTTCCGTTATTAAGGAGTTTGAAACAAAGACAGCAATCCGCGAGGTTGCTCCCGAAAAACCAAAAGAGAAAAGGCTAATTTGTAAAGGGTGTTCAGAACACGAATCACTTGCTTTGGATTATTTCCAAGAGCAAGGAATTAAAGACAGAAACGCCCTCGCTACTATCCTGGGCAATATTAAGCAAGAATCTATGTTCGTGCCTAATATTTGTGAAGGTGGTAGTAGGACCAGTTATCATGGCTGCCGTTTAGGTGGTTATGGTCTGATCCAATGGACATCTGCCGATCGTTATCATGGATTGGGTGATTTTGCTAAGAGGTATGGTGGTTCTCCATCAACACTTCCTACGCAACTTCGTTATCTAACGACTGAGGTTCAATGGAAACGAATTGAAAACAGGATGAAAACTCCTGGTAAATCTATCAATCGTTACATGGACTATGCGTATAGTTGGATTGGTTGGGGCATTCATGGTGCTCGCACATCTTATGCTCATGAATATGCTAACCGACTGATCACGGTAGAAGTTTGATACAATAGAATAGGAGGAAGGGGTTGACAATACTCCTTCCCCACTCTATACTCTAAATATGGAGAGGTGTCCGAGTGGTTTAAGGAGCAGACCTGGAAAGTCTGTGTGGAGGTAACTTCACCGAGGGTTCGAATCCCTCCTTCTCCGTTGACAATCCAACCTTTTAATGGTATGATTGTCTTATGTCTCAGTAACTCAGTGGAATAGAGTATCCGCCTTCTAAGCGGTTAGTCGTTGGTTCGAATCCAACCTGAGACGCTTGACTTTTTGAGAAAAAAGTCTTATAAATAAAAACACTTAGGTCGAAAACAATGTCTTATCCAATGCCCAAACAGTTTACCATTCTTGATTGCCTCTATTGGCATATCGAGGGTGCTCCCCTGTTTGCAGATATGGATAGACATATGTAAGATGTTTAATTCATAAAAGCAAAAGACAGGGGAGAGAAACCAAAAGTTTTCTCCCCTTTTTTATTGCCTGTGACAGTTTCCTAAGTGTCCACCAACCTTCTCCCAAAGATCAAACGGTGGTATTCTTAAAGGGTGGTTGAGAGACCACCAGCACCTTGAAAATTTAATTCCATGGGTATGTAACTCAGTTGGTAGAGTAGCGGGCTTTTAACCTGTAAGTCGTCGGTTCGAACCCGACCATACCCATTGACCGCCGCAGTTCGGTCATTAAATATAAACTGTTCTGGGAGGATTTCCGAGTGGTTAAAGGAATCTGACTGTAAATCAGACGGCTCTGCCTTCACAGGTTCAAATCCTGTTCCTCCCACCTTGACCCATTAGTGTAGCGGTCTATCACGCCACCCTGTCACGGTGGAAATCACGGGTTCGAATCCCGTATGGGTCGTTGAAGGTAAGGAAAGCAAAAGGAGCATGGGAACCAGAAATGGAGATACCGCACCTGCCTTCAAAACAAGTTCCTATCGACTAGCGGTTAGGTCACCACCCTTTCAAGGTGGCAGCACGGGTTCGAATCCCGTTAGGAATACCAACGGAATGTAGCTCAGTTTGGTAGAGCACTCGCTTTGGGAGCGAGATGTCGCAGGTTCGAATCCTGTCATTCCGACCACGGGAGGTAGCTCAGATGGTAGAGCACGGGATTGAAGATCCTGGTGTCGGTGGTTCAATTCCACCCCTTTCGACTTGGGTTGCTGCCCGATATGAGAAACACTCCTGTATTTCTAGGATACGGTAGGGTGAAAACTCGGAATTACCTCTGCCCCGTCTCTTGGGGATGCGAATTGAGGAAAGGTAAAGGGAAGAGACAGCAACCCATATTGGAATCGTAGCTCAGTGGTAGAGCACTCGGCTGATAACCGAGCGGTCACAAGTTCAAATCTTGTCGGTTCCACTCTGGTGAGCCTTAGTCCATCTGAGGAAAAAAGTCTTAGGATCTAGTCAATCTTTAGAGACAAGTATTCCAACAAGGAGAATAAAGGTAGGGGAATGACTATCCCCTTTATGGCAGTGTAGTTCAGTGGTAGAACAAGAGATTCATACCCTCTATGTCGGTAGTTCAATTCTACCCACTGCCTTGTGTCGTTAGCCTAGTGGTCAAGGCATCTGTTTGTGAAACAGAGGAGATGAGTTCAATTCTCATACGACACCCCGCCCGATTAGCTCAGTGGTCTAGAGCAATTGTCTAGTAAACAATAGGTCGTCAGTTCAAATCTGACATTGGGCTCTTAGTTCAGGTGGCAGAGTGGTCGAATGCAGAAGTCTGCAAAACTTCTATCATCGTGGGTTCGAATCCCACCCTGAACTCCTATTGAGAAATCGTCTAATGGTAGGACACCTCCCTTTGAAGGAGTTTATCTAGGTTCGAGTCCTAGTTTCTCAGCCAGTTGGGTTGGTCTAATGGTAAGATGCAGGTCTCCAAAACCTTGCGATGGGGGTTCGAATCCCTCACCCTTCGCCTGTCCTTTTAGCTCAGTGGAAAAGAGCAGTAGGCTACGAACCTATGTGTCGGGAGTTCGAATCTCTCAAAGGACGCTTGACAAACTCTTCAGAGTTTGTTACTATATAAAGAGATAGAGGTTAAGACACTGTTCGTTCTTGAGGCGTATCACTCTTAATCCATCATTCCCTTGTAGCTCAGCGGTAGAGTCGTCGGCTGTTAACCGATTTGTCGCAAGTTCGAATCTTGCCGGGGGAGTTGGAAGG